AAGAACCTGATCATGCTGAAGGTTAAGCAAGACAAGCTCAAGCCAACCCCGGAAAATATGGTACTCATAACCGCCTCTTGGATGGCCCATTATGAGAACCAGCCCGAGCGTTTTAAAGATGCTTTGTCAAACGCAATCGCAGCACGATTTGAGGATCTAAACTCGTTCTACGCGCATCAGCTATGAACGACTGACCGCCCAATCCCCATTCTCGACCAACCCTCTAAGACCCTAACACGGTCTTATGGTTTTAAATTTTTTGGAGATAGTATGAGTCTATATCCGCACCAGAAGAAAGCTCTTGGCGAATTGAAGAACGGGTCCATCTTGAACGGTGGAGTCGGTTCGGGAAAGACCAAAGTAGCTATAGCATATTACATGGAGAAAGAAGCTCCGAAGGATATATATGTAATAACCACTGCCAAGAAGCGGGACTCTCTAGACTGGTCCAGAGAAGCAGCCATATTTGGGATCGGAAGGACTAAAGACACTAGTCTTGGCGGGGTGCTCACTGTAGACAGTTGGAATAACATTGGGAAGTACAAGGATGTGAAGGGTGCGTTCTTCATATTCGACGAGCAGAGACTCGTAGGATCCGGGGCCTGGACAAAGGCTTTCCTCAAGATCGCTAAGCAGAACCATTGGATATTGCTGAGTGCTACTCCTGGGGATACTTGGATGGATTATGTTCCGGTGTTCCTTGCGAACGGGTTCTTCCATAACAGGACGCACTTCGTCAAATCTCATGTCGTCTTTAACAATTACAGCAAATTCCCGAAGATCGATCGGTATGTGAACACTAAAGTTTTGGAGAGGTATAGGGACAAGATATTGGTAGAGATGCCTTACAAGAAGCATACGACGAGAGTGATGCACACGGTTCCTGTAGAGTACGACAAGACTCGTTATAATCTGGCTATAAAGACGAGATGGAACCCTTTCTTGAACAGGCCTATTCGGCAGATCTCTGAATTGTTCGTGGTCTTGCGGAGGATCATGAATCAAGACCCATCCCGGCTTTCTACTATCAGGGCTTTGCTGAAAGAGCACAGGAAGGCAATCATATTCTATAACTTCGATTACGAGTTGGAGGAATTGCGGAAGCTTAGTGGGGAGCATGAGGTTGCTGAATGGAATGGTCATAAGCACGAACCTATCCCTTCCAGTGACTCGTGGGTATATCTTGTGCAGTATGCTTCCGGGTCTGAGGGCTGGAATTGTGTAGAGACAAACGTCGTCATATTCTACAGCTTGACCTATTCGTACAAAATGTTCGAGCAAGCTTTGGGGAGGATCGATAGACTTGACACAAGTTTCGAGACGCTTCACTACTACATTTTGACATCAGATTCGCCACTCGATAGAGCTATTGGAGAAGCTTTAGGACAGAAAAAGAACTTCAACGAAAGGGTATTGAAACCGAGGTCTTATTGAGAAGTCTTATTGAAAACTTGTATTATCTTATTAATGATGTAAAATAAGAGCCATTTTCCGTCATTTTTCCCGTCAAATCCACAAAAAAACGCAATTAATAATGTAAAAAAGTTTCAATAAGATAATATAACCGTCAAAAATCATACTAATACCTTATTTATCTATACGCGCGAGAGAAGTAATATTATCTTATTAAGTTTTTATTCAAGAGCTTTTTGCTAAAATTTTCAAAAATGGCGGTAAACAACAAAAGGAGCTAATCATGAGTGAGATCTTTGTCCCAATCGACATGTTCCCAGATTACTTGGTTGGGGATCTTGGAACAATCAAGTCTTTGCACACCAACAGGCCTTTGCGTCCTGCGCCCAACCAGCAAGATATTCTGTTCGTCTCTCTTCGTCGGCAAGGAAAGCCGTATGGTCGATCCGTAGCTAAACTTGTTGCAGAACATTTCTTGGAGCCGCATCCTGAGTCCCACTTCAACACAGTTACACATAGAGATGCCGATCGTTGGAATTGCCAGGCTAACAATTTGATGTGGCGTCCCCGTTGGTTCGCTGTCAAGTACCATCGCGAGATGGATTTACATTCCAGTAGGTGGACGGACAGTATTGGAAATTGGGACACAACGCCAATCGTATCGGTAGAAGACAAACTACAATTCGACAATCTATGGGATTTCTGCCATTTTTATGGTGTGCTCCCGACAACCGTTATTCAAAGCATCAAAGAAGAAACTCCGATCTGGCCGGCAGATGTCACAGCTAGATTGGCAGACAATTAAGAAACTCATATTATCAAGCGTGAAAAACGCGGAATTAAATGAAAGAAAGAGAGAATGTCCTTTTAAATTTTTAGACCTAGGAGGTAGTGTGCTTGAACGAGACTACCAGGCTAAACTCATCAAGCGGTTAGAGAAGCGATTTCCCACAGCTGTTGTTTTGAAGAATGATCCTTCCTATCGTCAAGGCATTCCAGACCTCATCATTCTACAAGGTCCATATTTTGCTTTGCTTGAAGTAAAAGCTTCTCCAAACTTTGTAGTAGAACCAAATCAACGCTTTTATATTTCGCACTTCAACTTGGAAGGATTTGCATCGTTCATATGGCCTGAAGTAGAAGAGGATGTACTAGATGCTGTTCAACAGTCATTCGAGTCTAGAAGGTAAGCACGCCTTCTTAGGTGCTAGCAAATATCATTGGGTGAACTATACCGATGAGAAATTGGATCGTACTTATGTAGCTGCTCTAGCTGCTCAAAGAGGAACCGAGCTACATGCGTTTGCTCATGAAGCAATTCGTCTTGGCATCAAACTTCCGAGATCTCAAAAGACATTGAACATGTATGTCAATGATGCCATCGGATTTCGAATGACTCCTGAACAGATTCTATATTACTCGGACAACAGTTTCGGTACAGCCGATGCTATATCCTTCAGGAAGAATGTTCTTAGAATTCACGATCTCAAGACTGGTGTCATGATGACATCGGAGAAACAACTAGAGGTATATTCTGCTCTGTTCTGTCTCGAGTACCGAGTTAAGCCGGAAGACATTGAGATAGAGCTTCGTATCTACCAAGGCGATGAAGTAAGAGTCTATATTCCAGAACCCGGAGGGATTAGATTCATCATGAACAAAATCGTTGCTTTCGATAAACGAATCGAAGCCATTAGACGGGAGGCAGAACTATCGTGAACATGGAAGAAGATGGTTACCTCGCGCACTATGGAATCCTTCGGCGTTCAGGTCGGTACCCTTGGGGGTCAGGGACGACAAACCCGTCAAGCAGAGATTTCTTAGCTCAGGTTCAAGAACTCAAGAAAAAGGGTCTAAGCGAAGTCGAGATTGCTCAAGGTTTCGGGCTCACAACTACGGAGCTTCGCTCATACAAGACAATTGCTAAGACCGAGAAGAAGCAAGCCGATATTGCTTTCGCTCAACGTCTTCGCGATAAAGGAACTGGTTATGTAGAAATCGGCAGAAGGATGGGTATTCCTGAATCTTCTGTTAGGTCTTTGCTTGCGCCAGGTCGTAAGGACACTGCTGATATTCTCAAGACAACAACAGAACTGTTGAAAGAGAAAGTCGGTGATTCCAATCTTATCGATGTTGGTAGCGGCAATGAAGCACATCTCGGTATATCTGAGACAAAGCTAAAAGCTGCTCTTTCTGTTCTTCAGGATCAAGGTTATGTAGTCCACAAAATTGAATCCATGCAACAGGGTACTGGCATGATGACGAAATATAAAGTGCTCTGTCCTCCAGGAACTCCTTATGGAGAAGTTTGGAGAAGGAAGAACGAGATCCAACTGATCAATGAACACTCCGAAGACGGAGGAAGATCATATTTGGGAATTCAGCCTCCTCTGCAAATTGACTCTAAGCGCGTAGCTGTCAAGTACGGCAAAGAAGGCGGTGCTGCTGCAGACGGCTTGATCAATGTTCGCCCTGGCGTAGAAGATATTTCCTTGGGCAAAGCTAGGTATGCTCATGTCCGAATCGGTGTTGACGGTACACATTATTTGAAAGGTATGGCCGTATACAAGGATGATCTTCCTGATGGCGTAGATCTGATGTTTAACACTAACAAGGATCCTACAGGCAACAAGCTTGACGCCATGAAGAAGGTATCCGATGATCCGGACAATCCTTTTGGTGCAACTGTTCGGCAGATAACTAAGCCTGATATTCATGGGAAGCCCAAAGTAACTTCGGCTATGAATATTGTCAACGAAGAAGGCGATTGGGATACTTGGTCGCATTCATTGTCGAGTCAGATGTTGTCAAAGCAAACGCCGTCTCTAGCCAAGACACAATTAGATTTGACTTACGAACGAGCAAAGCAAGAGTTAGATTCCATAAATGCGTTGACTAACCCAACAGTTAAATCTAAGCTTCTTGAGTCTCATGCATCATCCATTGATTCGGCTGCTGTTCATCTGAAAGCTGCAGCTCTCCCTCGCCAAAGCTCTCATGTTATTATTCCAATAAATTCGTTGAAAGACACAGAGATATATGCGCCCAACTATCGGGATGGTGAGCGCGTAGTACTCATTCGATATCCACATGGTGGTAAATTCGAAATTCCAGAATTGACTGTCAACAACAAGAATCGTGAAGGAACGAAGCTACTAGGCCGTGCTAAGGATGCGGTTGGTATAAATTCTAAAGTTGCTAGTCGTCTTTCTGGTGCGGATTTCGATGGCGATACCGTAATGGTTATTCCGAACAACGATCGTCGAGTCAAGACTTCGCCAGCTCTTATGGGGCTTAAAGATTTCGACCCTCAGCGTGCATATCCATACTACGAAGGAATGAAAGTTATATCTGGTCCTTACAAGCAGAAGCAGATGGGAGTCGTTTCAAATCTCATCACAGATATGACTATTCAAGGAGCTTCGCAGAATGAGTTAGCTCGAGCAGTTCGCCATTCCATGGTTATTATCGACTCAGAAAAGCATCGCTTGAATTGGAAACAATCTGAAATCGATAATGGTATTCGTGATCTCCAGCACAAGTACCAAGGCAAAGCTACTGGTGGAGCGTCAACACTTATATCTAGAGCCGGATCGAAGCAACCTATTCCGGAACGGGAGCTTAGGAAAGCACGAGATGGCGGGCCGATCGATAAAGAAACCGGCAAGCTTGTATATGTGAATACAGGAAGACATTATGTTGATGAAAAGGGTAATGTTGTATATAACACCACTAGGCAAAAGCGTCTAGCTGTAACCGATGATGCTAGAACCTTATCTTCAGGTAGTGCTATTGAAGAGGTGTATGCAAATCATTCGAACAGAATGAAGGCCCTTGCAAATCAAGCTCGTAAAGAATTGGTAAATACCCCCCGTCTCAAATACAACCCCGATGCTAGACGAGCATACCATGCTGAAGTAGAGTCATTGAATGCCAAATTAAATCTTGCTATTAGAAACCGCCCCCTAGAAAGAAGGGCGCAACTTATAGCGGACTCCACTGTCAAAGCAAAGATGGCTGCAGATCCCAATATGGAAAGTGATCGTCTTAAAAAGATCCGGTACCAAGCTCTAACAGAGGCAAGACGTAGAACTGGTGCAGATAAGTACATCATTGATTTCACCGATTCTGAATGGGCCGCCATACAAGCCGGTGCTATTAGTGAGAACAAACTACGCGCCATCCTTACTAATGCCAACCTAGATAGAGTAAGACAATTGGCTACACCAAGGCAAACTAATCTAATGACCACTACTGCTGTACAGAGAGCTAAAGCTATGGCTAATAGTGGTTATACACAAGCTGAGATTGCTGACGCCCTAGGTGTATCATTGACTACTCTAAAGACTACACTGAATGAGGAATAGTCATGGCTGAATACATGCTCACTACTGTAGACAATCCATACAATCCTCATACACATTGGGATGAATGGTATGCTTATGACGAACGAATGGGTTACTACACACCAGGGTTCTTAGCAAGAGTTACGTTTACATCCCTATCACTACCCCATGAGGAGCAGGAGCTCGACGTTCAAAGAGCAATTGATGA